GTGTCTCAATAATAAATCAAAAAATTATAAAAATTGGGTGCAAAGAAAAAACTATTGATGAATGGGTAGAATGGTTTGAAAATTCAGATGAAGTTTTTCAAACTAATAGAGATACGGATGATTTTAAAAGAATTCGTGCGATGTTTTATGCACATAAAGCCTATGTTGAAAATTTATAAAAGATATTAAAATAAATTGATTAGATGTTTAATTTTTAATCCTTACGAATATAATTTTTGTAAGGATTTTCCTTTTTATATAACCAAAATTTACATTGTTTTGTAATTAATTTTCAATTATTTTGTAATGAATGGTATAATCATAAGGAGGAAACTTTTAAAGGTCTTAAAACGAATGTTTTACCTTTTTGAAAATAAATTTGAAAAAAGTCTTGCAAGTTAAATTTATTTCTTGTAATTTTGAATCAAGTTAGAACATTAAACAATTAAACAAATTAAGAATATGAAAATGGAAATTAAAAAGAATGGTTGTAAAGCTGTTATAAAAGAAATTTTAACAGGGATTACATTTCATTTTTACGTAGGTAAGATTTTACAACGTGGTACAATATTTTCTAAAAATACATCTATAAAAGATATTTTAGAATATTTTGAAAAATGTATTTTGGAAAAAGAAAATTCAAATAATTTAGAAAAAATATTTGCATAATTAAAATAAAAGAATTACATTTGTATATCATTAAACAATTAAACAAATTAAGAATATGAAAATTACATTATCAGAAAAAGAATTAAAAGGTGTTTTAGAAAGAGAATTAACAAATGCTTGTGAATTTGAATGGACAGGATGGAGAATACCTATCTACGTAACATTCGATGAAAACAATAAAGGGACTTTTTCAAGTGGTGGTTGGTTATCAAACAATTCTTGGCAACCCGATGTTTTAGAAGTGTATAAAATTGAAAAATGGGATTTGATTGAAGAAGAAAATGTTGAATATAATGAAGAATGGACGAAAAACCATGAAATTGAAGAGCAAATATATTATATATTAGATGATAATATTTTTGAAATTAAGAGAACTATTACACAAAATATTTTGAATCATTTTGAAAATAGATTTATTCCAAGTGATGAAGAAATTGAAAAAATAGAAATTGAATGGAAATATTCTTTTTAAAATAAATTAATACAAAGTTTGCATTATTAATATTAAGTAACTATCTTTGTATATCATTAAAACATTTAAACAAAATAAGACTATGTATTATTTCATTATTGAAAAAGAAACGAACAACATCATTTGTAAAAATGAAGAAACAAATGAAACTATTGCAACATCTGTAACTCCTTATATAAGTGATGATGTAGATTTTTGGACAAGTATAGAAATAGATGGTGAATTATTCGATATTAACATCTATTATGAAGATGAATATAGTGATGTTGTTTATACACATGATGAATTTGATAGATTTGTTGTGTTAGAAGAACCCGAATTGATTAAAAAGGGTGTGGCTGATAGTTTACAGATTTATAAACTTTTAAAAGATGATGAAGGTGTTTACACAACAGAGTGTGCAGATTTTATCACTTATGGTTTAACTTTTGAAAAATAGAAATTATGGAAAATTTAGCATTGGAAATAGAAAAAATATTTAATATCAACGGTAAAAAATTTATTGAAATTGATAGAATTTATAATTACGTAGATGAATTGATTACAATGGATTTTTGGGATGGTGAAGAAGAATATAGTAAAATATGTTTTAGATATGAATTGTCATATAAAAATTTTTACAATAAAATTTTTGTATTTCATAGAACTAATGATTTCGTATTATATCCAAAAAATGAAGAAATCGAATTTAAAATCATTGGTGATTCAGAAAAAATTTTATCACAATTATCAAACTTAAATATATGGAAAATAAAATTTTAGAATATTTAGAAATCATTTTATTTTCCAAACAAAATATTTTACAACTTAACTTAAATTTTGAGTTAAAATCCAAACAACAGTTATTAAATGAAATTGATTTATTAGAAGAAATCATTTTTGAAATAAAAAATAACATTTAAAAATGAAATTCTTATTGTAAATTAAAAATTTTCATGTACATTTGCATTATGAATTTAAACAAAACTTATAACATTATGATTCAGAAATTTAAAGTGTATAAAAGATATTTTCAACGTTTTTACAATCAATATTCTAAACGTAAATTACAATCACAAGAATATAGAAAAAATGAATTGAATAAAATGTTGGATGGTCGTGATGGTATTTTAAACCCCGAACATTATTCTCATGTAGAATTTGATGGATTTAGATATAATCAAGCATTGTTAGAAAAATATATTTTAGAAAAAAGAAAGTTAGTAAATAGGCAAGTGAGAAATATATTTGATAATACTCCATAAAATTAAAAAATATTTTAAAAATAGAAACAAATAAATTTTAAAATTATGATTAAGATAATCTTTATCGGTGTAATATTATTTGGAATTAAATTATATTTTGATTGGTTAAAAAAATAGTGTTTTTTTGTTTAATGATAGTATATAAAAACATTCTAATTTTTGGAATGTTTTTTTTTAATTTTATAATAAATTTTGATTAATGAATAATGTTTAGTATATTTGTAATGCAATAACAATTTAAACAATAAATAAAATGTCAAAATTTTCAAACTTAGAAGAAGGTCAAACAGTAAATATTCTTTACAAAGGGATTCAAACAACAGCTATGATTACCCACAAAAGTAAAGTTCAAATAGATGTTAGATTTTGGAATCCATTTGTAAAAGGTTGTGAACAAGCTATTGTAAAATTTGCACCAAATGGAAATGTTAAATATTTAAAAACCGAAAATACAAAAATAATTTCAAAAAGTTTATAATAAAAATTATGTACATTCATAACAAAAAATTCACTCCAAATTTTAAAATATTTTGTAGAGAAATTTACAATTCTCACCCACAGGGAAAAGGAATTTATAAATTTGATTTTTGGATGGAAAAATATAAACAAGAACTTTTAGAAAGTTTTGAAATTTTAACTATATAAATTCATGATTACACTATTGATTATTCTTTTTAGAAAGAAACCAATAAAAACTTTTAAAGCGTTTTATATTATGCTTTTAATTTTTGCATTATTATATGATGCTTTTATTATTTCAAAATATTTAATTGAAAAAAACCTTTTAGAAAATTATATATGAAAAAGAACAAACAAATAATTGTAACAATAGGTGTTCCTGCAAGTGGAAAAAGTACTTGGTCAAAGGAATTTGTAAAAGAAAATCCTTCTTACGTAAAAGTTGAAAGAGATGATTTTAGATATGGTATGAAAGATATTTCAATTGGTGATAAGCAATTTGAAAATTTTATAACAGAATTACAATTTAAAGCTATTCATATTGCTTTAAATAACAAATATAATGTTATTGTAAGTGATACAAATTGTAATGGAAAGTATTTAAAAATACTTTTGGAAGAGTTTAAATATAAAGCGGATGTTACATTAAAATTTTTTGATACAGATTTAGAAACTTGTTATGCAAGAGATGTCAATAGAGAACGGAGTGTTGGTAAAAATGTTATTGATAGAATGTTTAAAGGATTTCAAAATGTTCGTAATGAATTTTTTGATAATAATTATTTTCCTAAACAAGAATTTATTTATTCTTTAACACCATTTAATGAAAACTTAGAAGATTGTATCATTGTAGATTTAGATGGAACATTGGCTCATGCTAACGGTAAAAGAGGTTATTACGAATGGAACAAAGTTGGAATGGATGATGTTGATTATGATGTACTTGAAATTGTTAATTCATCTATATGGTGTGGAAATAAAATTATATTTTTAACAGGACGTTCAAATGAATGTTATCAAGAAACGAAAAAATGGCTTGAAAAATATCTTCGTGAAGATGAATTTTTATTATTGATGCGAGATTCAAAAGATTTTAGACCTTCGGTAGTAGTTAAGAAAGAACTTTATGAAAAATTTGTAAAAGAAAATTTTAATGTTATTTTTGCATTAGATGATAAAGAAGATGTGTGCGAAATGTGGAGAAGTTTAGGAATCAAGGCTTTACAATGTTTATCGGATAAGTAATGTCACAAATTTAGAATATATTTGTGACAAAAATATTATATAACATACTCATTAACAATTACTTATAATGGTTTAAATTTATGAACCTTAAATACGATTTTAATAATTGCTTTTTTGCAGAAACGGCTTCTTACATGACATTAGCTAATAAAGTTGATGATGTGTACGAAATTTGTAAATTTGATTCAGAAGAAGAATGTGAATTTCATTTAAAAGAATTACAAATATTTGGACATGAAAGATTATTAGATGAATATATTTTAGAAAAAGAATGGTTTGAAATATTTTCTTTTAAAGGATGTTTCTTTGATGAATGGAGAATTATTTTAAAATATCCATTAGGATTCTTTGAAAAAAGAAGATTTTGAACTTTCTTTACATATAAAATGTTATTTAAGTAAGAAAATTTTTGACAATTTAAACATAAAAATAAATGAACTATAAAATATATTCCGAAAATCCAAATTTATTATCTATTATTAATAAAAATCCTGTATCTAATTTTGGTATGTGTTTTCAAAAATTTGAAAAGGGAATTATTCTTGGTCATTGTCTTTCTGAAAATGATTATGCAGTATCTTTTCACGAAGGAGTTAAAAATTCTTTTCAACAAGATGTACAATCAGATATTGATTTTATGCAATTTTGTTCTCCAAAAATTTTGTTAGGAACTATTGATACATTATTTTCAGAGTTAATTGGAAAAGATGTTGTAAAGAATGAATTAGATAGTGATGAATTTTTAACAACTATTACGATACCTTCACTATATATTGATAATTCTTTGATATTTAAGGATGATGAATTTTTATTGACTAAATATTTTCCACAAATAAAGAATTTTAAAAACAAAATAGGAAAAGTTTATTCTTTTGAAGTTCAATGTAATTCAATTATAGAAGCTATTAATATATTGTCATTAATAAGTTTGAAAGTTATTAAATAAAAATATGAAAAAAAATCAAGAATTAACTCAATTAGCTATTAATAACAAATTAGCACATTTTTATTCAAAAATCCCACCTGCTCCAAAAAGTGATAATGAAATTGAATCATTGTCTAAAGCTATTGAATATTATCATTCAAATGGTGTTAAACAATGTATTATTCAGCCAAAATTTATAGGGTCTTATGTTGATGTAGAACTTCACAAAATAATTGAAAATTCAAGATTCTTTTCAAGTGATGGATGTATTATTGAACATCTTGATAGAAATAAACTTTTAGAAGCAATTATTCCAATATATTCAAAAATGAATTGGAAAGATGGGATTTGTAAATATTTAATTCAAGCACAACTAATACCATTTAATGATGTTGGAAGTGAATTAATTAATGAAAATTTAAACACTTATGGAAAACTGTATGAAGAACATTTAAACTTCGTTAAAGATTCTACGATTTATGATAAGATTGTATCAATAAAACTTTCAAAAGAATTTTATGATTATAAACAAAATGTTTTAAATCTTTCTAAAAAAGAAATCAATAAAATTTATAAAAATAAGAAAGATTTAATAAGTATATTTGAAGCAGTTGATGATTTCAATATTCTCGATGTGAACACGTTAAACAAAGGCTTAGAGACCTTTAAAACACAAGTTATTATATTCGGATGGAAAAGTGAAAATTATCAATTTATACCATTTAATTTGCTAAAAACATATTATGAAAATGGTGATGAATATGTTAATGATAGTAACATCGTTGGTTATTGTATGTTCAATTTGAAAAGTCAAAATTTCTTAATTATTGATTTTGAAAAAACAGAACTTTTGGAATCTATTCATTACGGAAATGAATTTTATAAACAATTATGTTTAATGAATTATGGAGGTGTTATTATAAAACCTAATGAAATGTATTTACAAAATATTGTTCCAATGTTTAAGGTGAGACATAATGATTATTTGACAATGGTGTATGGAATAGATTTTAAAAGTAATTTTCAATCTTATTTGAAAGAACGTTCAACATATAAAAATGAAATAGTTTCAATAAATCAATGGGAAATTTCACAAGCGTTATTAAGAATTAATGATAATGATATTAATTCCGAAAATGAATATTATAAAGAACTTCTTAAAAAAAGAATCTTGGAAGAATAAATTTATAAAAATAATTAATAAATTAAAAATTTTATGACAATTAATGAAATTTTAGAACTCCCTAAAAATACAAGGTTGAAGTCTATCTTTGATACAAGTGAAATAGTTTATATTTTTGAAAAATTGAAAAGTGTTGATAATATTGTTCATGCTTTTGTTCAAAAAATTGATGACAATAATGTTAGTATATTACATTTTCCACTAAATTATTTTCAAAATGAGTTTATAATTTATGTTGAACAACCTTCGGAAATAGTTGAAGAAGTAATTGAAAAGAAAATTAAGAAATAATAAAAAAGCCTTCCTAAATTAATTTTTAGAAAGGCTTTTTTACATTAAACTTCTAATGGTGGTTGAATAAAATTATCAAGTTCAGTTTCATCCACTTTTAATAATAATTCAGAAAGAGACCCTCTAAATGTAAATTTACTCAATGCTAAATTTACAAGATTTATATTATCTTTTATTCTTTGATGAGAAAAAAATAATGGTAGTAAATCAACAGGTACAGAAAGATTTTCCAATGGTAATAAACTTCTCTCAATCATTTCTCTATTTGAATGAAATTCATTTGGTTCTAAAATTTCTCTATTAACAATTTTGTAGGTTGTTATAACACATTCCATCTCTTCAATTTCTCCTGTTTGTAAATTGGCAAATGGTGATTTTATTTTTCCTAATTGATTGTCAAAAACTAAAAAATTTGGAGATGGTTTTAAATCTTCGTTTTTTTCGATGGGAATTGCTATAATTCCTGCTTGTGTTAATTGTAAAATGTCTTGTGCAATCATTTTAATAATTTATTATAAATATAAAAAACCTTCATAAAAATTAATTTTACAAAGGTTTTAACAATATTTTTACAATGTATTTTAAATGATTTTTACTTCTATAAGGCAATCACATTAGAAAAAATTTTAAAGTCTAAATTTCAAATGTTTGTATTTTTTAAAAATTATTTTCTATAATCATTAAAACCTTCACCATGAGATTCTTCTATCAACTTATTATTTTGTTTAATTAATTCTATCACTTCTTCAAGAAGATATGGTGAAAAATTACGATTACCATCAATACCAACATCCATTTGATTATAACTTGTAAATCTATCTATCCCTTTACTATGAAAATGACCATGTAAATTCATCCAACCCTTTGAAATATTTTCCCAAGAAAGAAATGGAAAATGTGAACAAACAAATGTATATCTTCCATATTTGAATTTCAAAATGTCGTGAATAGAATGAAAACACAAATCAATATTATATTCAATACCATTTGGAAAATCAATGTCAAATTCATCTGTTGGAAAATATATTTTCTTTCCTTCTCCAATATGGTGGTCATGGTTTCCACAAATTTGTATAATATTTTTACAAATAATTTTTTTTCTAAATTCGTAAATATTTTCAATTCCACCAAAAGACCAATCCCCTAAATGAATTAGGACATCATTTTCACCAACTTTTTCATTAATATTAAATATTAATTTATAACTCATTTCCATTTCATTATCAAAATGTCTCACTTGTTCTAATGGAACTTCTCCAAATTCATTTCTCCAATGCGATGCAAGAGTAATCCCTTTGTGAAATCCGTGGAAATCGCTACTTATAAAAACTTTTTTACCTGTTAAATCTTTCATTTCTTTAAATTTTTTAATCTATTAATTTGAAGAGTTGCTTGTGAAAAATTATTTTCACTCTGTTCTATTCTTAGATTTAATTTTTTAATTTTTTCTTTTAATTCAAAATTTTCTTTCAATAAAAAATTATTAAACTTTTCGTATTCTTTTTTAATTTTAGAAATTTCTTGCTCATTATTTTCAAACCTTAATCTAATACTTTCTAATAATGTAAATTCTCTAAATTCATTTGGAATATTTTTATAATATTTTTTAAAAACAAATTGATGAAACTTTACTAAATATTTTTTCATATTTTTCTTAGATTTGGAATTATTTTATTAAATTCATCCAACGTATTTTTAAAATTTTCTTTTTCAAATCCTTTCAAGTTTGTTTCAATTTTATTTGGTATATGAACTTTTTCAAAAGTTTTTTGTTTGTATGTATTAAAAGGTGGTTTTTTCATTTTATTGTTTATTTAAATGTTTAACAAATGTAAAAAATAATTTTTCTATTTCCTAAATATTTTTAATAAAATTTTTATTTTTTTATCTTCTAAGCCACATTGTATTAAATAATCTTCTACATCATCTCTTGAAAAAATGTTTAACATAAACTCTATGTTCTTTTTTGATTCCTTCAAACGTTTTGAAAAAAATTCTAATAATTCCTTTGTATAAGGAGATTGTGTCTTTTTAACATATTTTACATAAATTCTTTTCTTTGGGAAAAGGTCTTTGTAAAAATTATAAACTTGTTCATTTGTTAATGATGTAGAATATTCATTTATTACATTAATGCTCTCAATATAATCTGAAATATTTGAGAGAGCCTTATTGAGTGAAAATATAGTGAAGCTACTTTGTTGGGGTGGGGTGAGAGTTTCCCAAGATTTTTTATCATATAGAATTGAATTAATTACATCGAACATAAACTTATATTTTTAACAGTTTCTAAAACTTTTAAAATTACATTTTAAACATTTAACATTCCTTTGTGGAGGATTTGTTGTTAAAATGTAATTATCACTATCTATTAATTCTTCTTTACAATTTGGACATGAAATCCCATTTCCACATTTAACATTTTCGTATATAAAATCATTGAAACTATCATTATGTTCTTTTAAACTAATTAATTTTTTCATTCTATAATTTTTAAAAATTCAAAAATTGTTTCTAAATCACTATTTCTATAAGCATATTGTAAATATGTTTTTGGATTTTCATAATGATGTTTATTAGATTCAATATGTTGTAAAATTGATTTTTCTGTCAAAAAAGCATTTGAAAATTGATAAATGGTTTTAATAGGAACTTTGTAAAATCCCAAATATTCAAAAATATTTTCCAAATCTTGTTCATCATTAATATCCCATTGTTCAATAGCATCTTTCCATCCATTTAAACAATCTTCACCATTTTCTTTTAAAAATTTAACCATTTCGTCAAAAACATTTTCAACTTTATATCCACCATCAGAATGATACCAAATAATTTTATCAGAAATTTCTTCCCAACAACTGTCTTCTCTCGTTTCCATAATTTGGTAAAAATATGGAGAAGCAGTTTTTCTATTATCTTGGGTTTTAATTTCGTTTGAAAGATATTTTAACTTTTTATAAAGTTCATCACTAATTAGTATCGTTTCCATAAATTTAAAATTAATTGTTTAAAACTATTTGGGTAATAAATTTCTAAAATATCTTTACAAACCTGTTGTCTCGCTATTAAAGTGTCTTTTGCTAAAGAAAGACTTGTATTATAGGTAGAATCGACCGTAAGGTAAAACCAATAATTAGCATAATTTGGGAGAAGAGATTCATAGGTTAATAAATAATTACGTCTAATGATTCTTCTACCTCTATTTTGAATAGTTTCACTATTTGTCATAAACATACATAATCCAATCAACATTTTATTATTAGAACAAAAATCCCATAGTTCATCCGCATCGTTTATTAAAATAGCTTCATCAACTAATTTAATATAATTTTCTAATTGTTCTTTAACTTCCATAAAATAAGTGTTTATTTATTTTTTAAATTTTATAAAATCGGGAATTTTTAATTCTACTGTTTTTGGCACATTTCTTTCAAAAATTTCTTGCAATTTTTCTTCCATCTTCGTTTTTGTAAAAGTTGATGAAACAAATGTATTTTGTTTTTTTGAAAGTTCCAAATATTTTTTATAATTCTTATAAACCTCATTTAAAATATTTGCAACATCATTATAATTAGCCGTAAACCATTTAGATTCTTTTATGATGAAATCATTAACAGCACTTGGATGAACATCTGTTAATTGACCTCCTACAAATATATTATATTCTTGTTTTAAAAAATCCATGTGACCCGAATAACCCGAAACAATTAATGGTTTTGATGTTGTTGCAAATTCTAAAAAAGTTCTTGAAAATCCTTCTCCTTTTGTTAAAGATACCATTGCTTTAATTTTTGAATTATTGTAAAGCATATTCATTTCAACATCTTCTAAATCACCATGTATTAAATAAACATTTGGAAGAATTTTTGAATCAACTGTTGATTTAATTAAATCAATTTTTTCTTGAATTCTATATTTATCAACTATTGATGTTGTTGCACCACTTGTTTTTAAAATTAGACATGGTGTGTTTAATTTGTTTTTAAATGTTTCATAAAAAACTTTTACTAACATTCCAACATCTTTTCTGTCTTGTCCAATTTCACCTTCAAGCCATGTTCCAACAAATAAGAAAGCAAAATCTTCTTTAATTGATTTTAAATTAATTTTGTTATCTTTATAAGAAATTTCTTTAAAAATATTTTCATCATATCCTTCAAAAAGCACTTCGATAGGTACTTTTACTTTATCTTCTTGTACAATATTTCCATTATTATCTTTAACTTGTGCCAAAGTTTCCTCTAAAACCCTCTTGGTGAACGTTGATGGTACAATTACAAGGTTTGCTCTATTACAACCTTCTATAAAGGATTTTGGTGCAATATTTGTTTCAATACCACTTGTAAAAAGAATATTTTTTTCAAGTCCTAATGGTTGAAATTCATTTGGAAGTCCTATATGAATATAAACATTTGGGTTAAATTGAATCTGTGGAATAAAATATTTAAAAATTTCATCACTTTCGTTTATAGCATCATTTTTTGTATTTCCCCATTTGAGAGGAAGAAGTGATATTTCATATTCTTGTGAATATAATTTTATAAAAGATTTTGCAATATCATAACTCTTTTTTCCATATCCACTTAACGAAGTGAATTGTCCACTAATTATTAAAGTTTTTTTCATTTAATTTATTAAAGTTTTACTACATCAAAGTTTTTACGTGGAACAAATTTTTCTAAAGTTTCTTCAATTCCTTCTATAATAGAATTTGTCATTTTTTGAGCGGTGAATTTTGCTTCATCACCAATAGCCCATTCTCTACCTTCTAAACCTCTATTTTTTAAAGTGTCTTTAGTATATTCATAAACTTCTTTTAAAACATCTGTAATATCACTTGGTTGAACTCTATCATCATAAATGTAAGGTGTTGGTACACTTCCTACTAAGGATGTATTTGATGGAAATATTGGAAAAGCCCATACACCATGTGGAATATATTTTCCAATATTATTTGAAGGAAAATCTTTATTAAAACTTATCCAAGACCCATAATTATCAAATCTCATTTGGTCTTGGATACCTCCTGTTACATTTCCAATGATACATTTACCCGCTAACATAGATTCTGTTAAAGACAATCCCCATCCTTCATTTGAAGAAATTAAAACTGTTACATCAATGCTATTGTATATTAGATTCATCTCATATTGAGAATATTTTCTATCTGTGAAAATAATATTATAGCTATCATCATCCCCAAATAGCATTTTTTTAACTGCAAGTAAATCTGTTCCATTTGGGTCAATAGGGTCTGTGTGTAATAAGAGTGCAACAGTTTCTTTTTTATCTTTTGGTAATTTATCGCAAAAATCTTTAAATCCCACCATCAAATCACTTGGAGATTTCCTTCTAATATTTCTACTATTCCAAAAAATAACAAATTCATATTCTTTCCCTTTAAATAAATATTTTTTAAAGTTTTTTAAATTTTCATCATCTTCTGAAATTGGTTTGAAATTGGTTTCATCAAGTCCATGTGGAATATATTTTATAATCTTTTCTTTGGACAATTCTTCTCCTAACACTTGTTCAACACAATTTTTTGTAAGTTTTGAAATACAAAATAATGTATCACATGATTCATAAAAACTTTTGTTATACATTGGATAAGGATAATTATCCCAAATGTTTAAGTAAATGATTGGAAGTTTTCTTCTTACATCTCTTTCAATACTAAATAACCATTCATAATATCTTGGGTCTGTCATCATCATCAAAGCATCAATCGGTTCAGCATTTAAAATAGCCTTCACCATATCAATATTTCCATAACCATTTACACCAATTTGATGTACCCAAGAATCTGTTAAGTTTGTCAGTTTGTTAATTTCTTCCGATAAATCCATTCTTTGATTATTATTTGGATGATTATGAAGTCCACCCAAAATAAGCCAATTAAAATGATGTGCGGATTTTAAAACAATCTCTTTTGAAATGGTTGCAACTCCACTATGTGTTCTAATATCATCACAAATGTAGAGAATCGTTTTTCTTTTTTCTTTTGGAATATAATCGAAATTCATTATTCTATTAAAGTTTATTTATTATAAAACCTTTTATACAAAAAAATAGTTCCTAAAATTTTAACATTTAAGAACTAATTTTAAATTAAAATTGAGAACCACTAATTTTTAATTCTGTACAATTTTCGAGAATTTTTCTAAATTCTTCATCTTTGTTGTATAAAAACATTGAACGATTGACAAGTTTCTGTTGAGAAAATTTTCTTAATTTAGCTGTCTTTTTAAAAAGTTCATGTTGTGCTGTTATAACATCTGTTGAAGTTAATTTACAAAATCCTTGTGTGAGAGATTCTTTTGTCATAATGATAATTTTAATATAAATATATATTCACAAAATAACATATATAATATAGAATTATTTCTTATGATTTTCAACCAATCTATTCATGTACCATAGAGCTTTTTCCAAATCTTCAAACCCATTCTTTTTCTTATATCTAAGCAAATACTTTATAACATTTCCTTCAACAAAGTTTAAATCATGTGCTTCAATGATTTTAATGGCTTCATACACATTATTTTCTCCACCATAATGATTTGGATGATTTACTTTTTCTAATGACTTATTCTCAATATTTTCTAATTTTTCTTGATTTGTCATTTTATCAAAGATGATTTTGGAGTATTATTTTTTAATTCTTCGGGAACTGTATCTTCTAAAACAGTAAAACATTTAACACATTGCATCACTTCTATTGGTACAAGTGTTTTTTTAGATGCTCCTATTGTTAATGGATTAACTTCTCGCATCATAAAACATGAAGTAAATGTATTGTTTTTACAATTTGAACAAATTACTTCTTTTGTATCTTTGATTTTTATTTGTGGTTGATTCATAAATTTATTTTATTATTGTTAAAATTTTGGATATACAAGACATTAAATTTAATTCCTTATCAGGTATTGTAACAGACTTATGCAAAGAATCTGCTAAAGCAATTGTTATTTCACAATCTTTTCCTTTTGAAAAGTATTTTAAATTTTGAAAAAATAAAGAATATACTTGGTCTAAATTTTTTAAATCATTATCCAATAATATTTGTCTAATTCTATAAAATTTATCTTCTATGTTTTCCTTAGAATTTATTATTTCAATTACTTCTGAAAAATAATCTTTAGATACTTTTGATGGGTCAAATATTAAAGTTCCTGTTTTTGAACATAATTCTAATGAGGAAATTATTTTTCTAATGTCGGGTGAATAATATTTAATTAAATTCACTAAAACTTGCTTTTCAAATACTATCCATTCTTTATTTAAAATTTTAAAACATCTTTGTCCAATTTCTTTTAAAGGAGTATTCTCTAAATTATAAATTGAGCATCTGCTCCAAATAGGTTCGGGGATTTTATCAATTTGATTTGTTGTAAAAATAAATCTAACATGCTCCGAATATTTTTCAACAACCCCTTTCAAAGAATCTAATGCTTGTGGTGTCATACCATCGGCTTCGTCAAGAATAATTATCTTAACTGCATCAAAACTATATGTTGAAGCAAATGTTATAATCTTTTCTCTAACATCATCAATACTTCTATTCAAACTACTGTTTAAATACAAACTATCCGCATTAAGTTCTTTTACAAGAAGTTTTGCTAAGGATGTTTTTCCAAAACCTGCTTTTGAAGCTAATAATAAATGTGGAATATTTTTGGTCTCTATAAAATGTAACAAATCCTTTTTCAAGGATTCGTTACAAATATATTCCGAAATTGAATTTGGGGCATATTTATTCACCCATAAATTTTCAAACATAGAATTCTTAATTTTTAATTATTTCCATTTATCCGTTGTCAACAATCATTGACCAATTCTTTGGACAATATCTTGAACCTTACCATGTTCAAGTGTTTGAATAGATTTCAAAATAGTAATTGCTTCTAAATATTGAGAATTTTTAATTAGTTCTTTTGCAAGTTCTAATTTTCCCATTTCGATAGTTTGGAGTTCATCTATCATTTTTAAAATGTTTTCAGAATCATTTTTTTCAACCTTAGTTGGAATAACATTTTCTACAACTTCTTCAACAGGTGTTTCAACATTAGTTTCAATAATTGGTGTATTTTCTACCATCGGTTCTTCTACTAATTTCTTTGCCATAGTTATTAAATTATTTATAAATTACATTTCGGGTGAGATTAGAGAAGAATTTTTAACTTCTTCTCTTTCTGTGAATATAACACTTTCGGTTAATAATAAAGTTCCTGCCACACTAACAGCATTTTTAAGAGCTGTTTTTGTAACTTTTACAGGGTCGATAATACCATTCTCAAAAGCATTTACGAATTCTTTTTTCAATGGGTCATAAACAGTTCCAAAATCCTCGTTAAACAATTCATTTGTAATACCCCACAATTCTTCGGAAACAATTCCTGCGTTTGACATAATTTTTAGGAATGGTTGTTGACAAGCATTTAACAAAATTTCAAATCCAAGTTTTTGAAAATCGTTCTTAAATTCTTGTCCAAAGATTCCTAATTTTGAAATGTTAAACAATGGAACACCACCTCCCGAAATAACACCTTCATCTAAGGCACAATACGTGGCAAATAAGGCATCTTCCGCTCTGTCCTTACGTTCCTTCATCTCAACATCTGTTCGTGCATGTACGTTGACAATAGCCACCGCTCCGACAAGATTTCCTAAACGGTCTTGTAAATATTCTTTCTCATAATTTGAAGAAGCATTATCAATTTTATATTTGATTTCTTCTGTACGTTTTAGAATATCTTCTTCAACACCTTTGCTATCAATAATTGTTGTGACATCTGCTTTTATTTCAACTCTTCTACAATTTCCTAAATATTGTTCAATCTTTTCATCATCGTTTTTGAAATTATGTAGAGCATCTCCCATATCATAAGAAGCTAATTTCGCTCCTGTGATAATAGCTAAATCTTGTAAAAATTCTTTTCTCTTCTCACCATATTGATATGCTTTTACAGGACAAATTTTCAAATTGTTAGCATGTTTATTCATCAACATCATTTGCAACGCTTCTCCAACAATATCTTCTGCAACAATCAATAAAGATTTATTATATTGTAAACAATATTCCAAAAATGGAAGTGCTTCTTCTTTTCTTGAAATTACCTTATCGTATAAAAGAATTTTAACATCCTCTGTACCACCATCCAAAATACATTTTGAATTTTTATCATCTGTTGCAAAATATGGAGAAAGAAGTCCACGCTTCCATTGAATACCTTCAACAATTTCCATTCTTGTCTCACCATATTTTGTTTCATCAATAGAAACAATTCCATCTCTACCAACTGTTGAAATAGCATTTGAAATATATTTTCCTAATTCAACATCGCCATTTGCAGACAATGTTGCAACCTTTTCAAGGTCTTTCTCTTCCGAAATATCTTGAACATAATCTTTTAGTTTCTCTAAGACATATTCTAATCCTTGCTCAACACCTCTTTTTACTTCAACAGCATTTGAACCATTTTGAACTGCTTTAATAGCTTCATTTGTAATGTATTGTGTTAATAGTGTTGCCGTTGTTGTTCCATCTCCTGCTATATCGGCTGTTTTAATAGCTGCATCTTTAATAAGCCTTGCTCCAAAGTCTTGAACAGGGTCTTTTAAATCTCTCACCATCTTTGCAACTGTTACACCATCTTTTGTAGAACGTAAGTTTTGATATTCATCTTCAAATACTACATTTCTACCACCAACTCCCATTGTAGTTGTAACAGCATTTGCAACAATATTAACACCTTCTAACAGTCTGTCTTTTGCTTCCTTACCAAAAATTACTTGTTTTGTCATATATAAATTTAAAATGTAATGTGATGTTAAATAATTATAAACTTTCTACCACTTCCAATTTTGCCATAATAGAATTTTGTTCTATCAAAATATAAGTTTCATTTTCTATTTTAATTTGTCTTCCTCCAAAAGCAGGCCTTAAAACTAAATCACCAACTTCATATCGCATAGGAACATTTTCCCATTTGAATTCAGAAAGTCTTCCTTGACCAACACCAAATACTCTACATGTTAAAGGAGTTTCATTTCCAACAGTTGGCATTAAAATTTTTGAATTGGATAATACAATTTTTTCTTCTTTTAAAAGAACATAGTCACCCTGTGGAATGATTTCAATTTTTTTCATAAATTATTTTTAAATGGTTATTGCTTGACTAAAGTTTTCTAACTTTGTAAAATATTCTGTTAAATATTGTTTTAACGTTCTTTCCGTATCTTCTTGAACATCATCAACTTTTTCTAAAGCAATTCTTTTTAAAGAATTTGCAATGGTTGTATAATATCCAATCACTTGATTAGAACCTTCTTTCATTATTGTATAAGATTTGTCACCATCAATTTTAATATAAAATGGATGTAGCAATGAGTCTTTAATAATATTTTTTGAAACAGATTTTCTATTCAATCCTTTTAGATGGTTTCCTCTATTTTTCTTTGTAGAAACTTCTTCATCAATATATTCGTCTTCTAATTCCATAATTGGTTTTAAGTTTGATTTTCAACTAAATAATAAATTGTGTTAAGGTTATTTAAACAATTTGTTTCTAATTTAATAAACGGCTTTTTGAATAAGATAGTTCCTGAAATAACATCTTTATTTTGTTCAATGATAGAGATAAACTTTTGAAAATTAAAATTTGAATTTATTTCCAATGTTGATGGGTTTAATTTCTCAAAGGGTAATTTATATTTGACTTTGTTGTAATCTCCTAAAATAAATTCTAATTTCTTATCACCCATTGATTTTATATGTATTGTTGAAGTATCTTCCACCTTTATAGTAGATTTGATTTCTAACATATCTTTTATAAAATCTTGATTAATGTTAATTTTAACATCAAATTTAGGTTCTTGAAATGTATAAATTTTTAAATGGTCATGTTGTAATAATGAAATGTCTGAAAGTCTATAATCATTTTCATATTTCCCATCACGCATTGAAATAAATCTACTTTTTTGTTTTGATTGAAAATCCATTTCAAAACTTTCTTTCAAAATTTTAATAGATTTTAGAAAGTTTGTGATGTTTACCACCACCATATCGAATGGTTCTTCATTTAACTTATTTGGCATCGAAATTATTCCACCAACCATTCCCAAGAAAAATGGGATTTTGATTTCATCTTTTGTGAATTGAATAATTAATTCATCATTCAATTCATTCAAATAGGCTTTCTTAATTAAATTTGTAAAAATTTCTTTGTTAATAATCATTTTATTTATTTTCTTCTATTGAATACATTATATAATCGACCATTTCTGTTAAATTGTCACTAAACTCATTTCCTTGTTGTATTCTATTCAATAAAGATTCTTTTAAATTTAATTTAACATCTTCCAAAACATTTTCAATATCTTCTTTGGAAAGAGCAAAATAATTTGAAATTTGTGAAACTTTGACTTTCAAATTTAAAGAAATTTCAAATTCTTTGTCTATATTATATATTCTATTAGCCATTATTTAAAATATTTTAAAAATTCATTAACATTTTCATTAAAGTTAGGTTCTCCCCATTTCAAATTGTCATACACCTTTTGAATCTTTTTCAAAATTATGGAATTAAAATTGTGTTCTCTGTCCATAAATCTTTCAATAAATTCTAAAATTTCGGGAGGGTCATCGTATCCATTACATCCTAAAACAGCAATGTTATAAGGATTTTCTTTTAAATAAGAATAATGAACACTATCACCTTCTTGTAATTGTTGATACTTCTTGTCCAATCCCTTAAACTTTAATAAATCATTGTAATAACAAGCTGCTTTTACATGCGATGTTGCTCCTTTTGCTAATGTTGAAAATATTTTTCCATTTGGGGCTTTTTGAGCAATTTTATTATTAAATGTTCTTAAACCACTTGGGAGTGAAATTTCTTTAAAAGGTGCGGTTTCCGTATATTTTTTAAAATCTAAAACATTTTTATCAATCTGCTCCTTTGTTGCACCCAATAAAATGTCAATAATCATTTTTTCAGAAAATTCTCTAAACTTAATTGGAAAATTTGATTTCATTAAATCTAAACCCTTGAAATCAAATTCTTCACCTTTTTTAATTGGAGTTCCCTCTTTTTCCACTAAGTAACAAGCATATTTCTTTTTATCACTCCAATAAGCCTTTTTAATAATATATTCGGGTTTGATTAAGAATTGGTGAACACCTTGTATATTAAATGCTTCCTTCGCTAATATATCATAATAACTATTGATTTTAACTTTTAGTTCCTCTGCAATTTGTCTAACAACAGGAATAATTCGTTCATCATCATTTACATCAATGTCACCAAGTCTTTTTTGAACAATCGGAAAACACTTTATGTACATACTATCTGTGTCACTTGCAACAACAAAATCATCTTCATATCCTAATTCCTCACTCAACATTTCATTTGTGAATATTATGGAAGATTTTGTAATAACTTGACCTGTCAATGTTGTTGCTGTTGAAAGCCATTTCTTTTCATCTGTATATCTAAAACTTGCTAAAGCTAAACACCCATAAATTGAATTTGAAAATACTTTAAAAACACTTTGAAAAATATCATAAAATTTAGCCTTATCAAAGTTTCCATTTTTACGTTCTTGTTTCATAAGGTCTTTATACCAATCCCTTTTATCACTCCATTCGGCAAGTACTTCTGCAATAATTGAAACTTTATCTGTTCTAAAAATTATACCATTTCCACTAATTGTATAGTTATTTTTCTTAATCAATTGTACTAATTTATTAGTGTTTACTTTTGTTCTATCACCATTGATTTTTTCAATGTACACTTCTTCAAAATCTTTTTCAAGGTGTAGTAAATTTAGATAGTCAACACCAAGTCCTTCTAATTCCTGCAAACGAACATCAACAACTCTTCCAATAATCGTTTCTAAGCCAATATTAACACTCCTAATGTTAGAAGGGTAGAGAGCCTTTAAATCTTCGTCTGTAAGCCAATCATGGAGTCCAATTTGAGGGTCTTTTACAATAGCACCCTTAAACTTTTCATCATCCTTTTCATCATCTTCATCACTTCTTTTTAACGATGGATTATTTGTTACAGGTTTATTGGGCGAAATAATTTCTTTCCTTTTAAGCCATGTATAAATTACCCCATCTAAAACAATAGAAGAGTAATAAATGTTTTCATAAGATGTATGTGCAAAATGGCAAATTTGAACACTCAATTCAATAAAGGAAAGTTTTTCATCTAATTTAATTAAAATTTCAACGTCATTCATATTATAGTCAACATATTTTCCAATATCTTCCCTAAACAATTTGTCTAAATTTCCATCAAATTTAATTTTTCCCAATCCTACTTCTTTCTTTCCAATATAATCGAGTTTATAAGATGGTTGTGTCTTTGGAATGAATTTTTTATACATTCTCATATAGTCTAAACTACTCACTCCCGAAATTGAAATTGGTTGTTTATCACTCCACGGTTGTTCTCTAACATATCCTAATGGTGAAAGAGAATTAGCAGTTTTTTTATCAAATACTTTTTTTAAACGATAGTAAACATAAGGAACATCAAAATAATCACTATTCCATCCTACAACAATAGTTGGGTCTATTGCTTTCCAAATCATTAGAAAATATTCTAATAATTTTTTTTCTGTTTTAAATGTTACAACTCTTACACCATCTTTATTAAAATTCTCTAATGTTTCTTTTTTATCAATAATTAGAACGATTCTTTCTTTTTTAGTGGCATCATATACAGCAATAGATGTTAATGGCATCGGGGCTTGTTCAATGTATTCTTTTGTTAGTTGTCCACCTATTTCTATTTCTATATCAAAAAATAGAATGTTTTGAAATTTTGGGGCATCATCACTATCTCCGTAAAGGTTTGTTAGAACAACTAATTTTTCATCAACATCCTTTTCCAAAATGTCTTTGTCATTGTCATTATATGAATAAACTTTTTTACATTTTCTTCCAAAAAGGTCTTTAAATTCCCCATCATCATCAATTTTATAATATGTTGGATTAAAAGGAACTTCAAACCATCCTCTTTCATCATCACGAACATTTACAACACCTTTAAATTTATTATAACTAACAGATTGATACATAATTGATTAATAATAATTAGAAATAAAAATGTTTATAATATTTTATTTTTCACTTTTAATATTTTTTAAAGGTTTTTTTAAAAAGAAATGTTTGAAATCTTTGCTTCCAATGTTTTGAGCATCTACTATTGAAATCAATTCCCATCCATCATTACCAAGTATATTTAACATTTTTGTAGGTGTTTCATTGATGTCATTTACATCGAGATAGATTTGTTTATATTCAAATTTTTTCATCTATTTTAGTCTTTTTAATTGATTTCTTAATGTTTGGTTTTAAAACAATCTTATCTTTAATTGGAATAATTTCTTCTGTAACTATCGGTGTTGGGACATCAATTTTTTTTAATTTTTTATTGGTCTTAGGTTTTGGAATAATTGGTTTTGAAACACTTCCAAAAGGTCTCCCAACTTTTTTCTTTTGCTCATCTTCAACAACATCAGAATAGACATAAATAATTGTTGGAACTATTAAACTAACTACAACACTTGATAAAAAGTTTAAAGAAGTGTCAACCGAATACCAATAGTAAAATATATTTACTAAGGCAGAAATTGTTCCAAAAGCTATTGCAGAATTTCTTTTTCCTTTCATTGTAAAAATATAAATTGAAAGTTCTAATGAAATTGCAAATATATAGGAAAAAAAATGTTTTATCATTTCATTCTCCTCATGTGAGATTCTTGCAAATACAAATGACGCATGTGAGATTTGTGTTAATAAGGCAGAAATTAAAGAAATTTTAATTAAATTTCCTGTGCTAAGGTGATTATTCATATTCTTAATTATAATTGATTTGTATTGATAAAAAGTGGGTTAAAAGACCTTATTTAATTAATAATCATTATAGAATTTTCTAAAATACTTCTTTTACAACATTTTCAGACAATTCTTCATCATATTTTTCCTCGTTTAAATACATATACAAGTTTTTAACATGGTCAACTGTTTCAAAATCATTATTCAACAGTCCCAAAACGTCTTCATAAGCATTTCGTTTCCCTTCATAATACTTTCTATCAATCAACGTTGTTTTTTTATTCATTGTATCAAATGACAATTCAAAAAGAAATTTAATATATTTTAACAATTCCTTCTTTTCCATAAATTTAATTGTTTAATAATTAAATAAAAACTTTCCATTCTTGTCAAAACATCTAAACGTTTCAATATCTAATTTTCGTTTAAAATGTTCTAATGCAACCGTGTAACAATAATTGAAAAAATCATTAATTGTTTGAAACATTTGTTGTGGATTATTCATAAATCCTTGTATAGATGACATTTTATAATGTTCAAAAATTTGTGATGCTTGTGGATGAGAAATAAATTTAGCAAATTCAACATCTTCTCTACCAATGTCTGTCAAATATTTTTGAATCAATTCAACAGCTTCATTTGATGAAGGATTTTGTTTATTAATGATTTCTTCTATGGTCATTTTAATTATTCAATTAAAAATTTGTATGCTTTCTCCATTTTTATTAATTGTGTTTCCATTTGGAATTTTTGATGTAGAATATGGAACAAGTCTATTTAATAATTCCCTTCTTTCATCACAACCACAATCTTCTTTTCCTAACATAGCTGCTAATTGTTTAGCAACTCTATCCATACCTGTTAAATTTGTAAATTTGGCAATTGTATCACCGAGTCCTTTAGAAATTTCTCCTTCTTGCATTTTGTAAAGTAATTTAATATAAATATATACTAATGAAACAAGGAGAAATTAAAATTTGTTCAATTATTTTGCAATATCTTCAATTACAACATATTCAACAAAGTTTGTTTCATCACATCCAACAATTTCAAAACTCACTAAAGAGCCTTCAAAATGTTTTGTCAATTTTACTTCTGCATCTGTTGGTGAAATTGCTTCTGTTAAATAATTTCTTGTTGACCATTTATTTTTTTCTTCATCAACTAATTCTTTTACTTTTACTTTTTAGATAGCCATTTTTCTGTTGTTTAATTGTTAAAATTTATTTTATAATTGTTTTAATTCGGGAATTAGTACATATTTTATTATAATAAACCCTGATACAAAGTATATTACTTTCTTCATCACTTTGTTTTGTCGAGTAAAAGTATCGACTTTTAATTTAAGTTCCAAATTTTCTTTTAATAATATTTCATTATTTTTTTGAAAGTTATTTTGAATTCTTTCGGAATTGTTAATGACTTGGCTCAAATCTTTTAGAATTTCTTTATTAACACTATCCGATTTATCAAATGTGTGGACAATTTTTTTATATTCCAAATAGTTTGTTAAAATATTATCCAAATATAAAAATGTTGTATAAGGCATTGTTACAACATTTTTTTCAACATCTTTTTTAATTCCCCAATCTAATTTCAGTGAGTTTGTTTGAGAAATTCCAAATAATGGAATCATTAACAACACTATTGTTTTCAATATTAGTTTTTTCATTTTGAGAAATTTTTTGTTTTGAATTTTGAATGTCTTGTAAATAAATTATTTTTTGAGAATTATTTTCTAAAATAATTTGCTTCAAGTTTTCATTAGTTTCTTTTAAAAATTTATTTTCATTTTCCCGTAAAACATAATTTATAAAAGTTGTATCTTTCAAAGATGTTGTAATAGATGGTGATATTTCGGCACTTTTTCTAAAAAATTGCCAAATTATTATTGAAACAGCTCCTAAAGCTATTCCAATAATAATTTTTTGAATGTTAGATAGAGTTTTCATAATTATTCAAAATTTCTTACCGTGCATTTTTTCTCTTGTCTTATTATAACGTAACTTTTGAACTATGTGCCACTCTAAATCAATTCCTTCACCACCTGCGATGTCTAAAATTCTTATGACACTATCCGCTAATTCATCTTGATAGGAATCTTTTATGAAGTCTTGAAAAGTTTTAACAAAATATTCACCATCGGAATTTTCAACAACAGTTTTTAAACTATCTCCAATCGGTTTAACATCTCGTTTTCTAAGACTTTCTAATGCTTCCGAAAGTTCACTTGTTACCAATGCAAGTCTCTGTGCTTGAAAAGCCTTTGCAACAGAATTTCTAAATTCTTCATCTTCAATAGTTTGAATTTTTAAATTCGCATCCCAAAAACCCTTTTCAACATTTGTTGAATGAATATCTTCTTGTAAATTTTTAATTGTAGTTACCATTTTAAATTTATTTTGTTAATTGATTTTCTAAATCTTCTGTTATTAAATTTGGAGAAAAACCTAATTCTTTGATAAAAATTTCACCAACTTGATATTTTATAGTTTTATTTTTGTAATATGTTTGTGAAATTAAAAATTTCAACACACTATCATCAATTTTTGATAACGCTCTTACCAATGAAATTTGTCTTCCAACTTCCTTTACAAAATAATCTTTTTTAGAACATTTTGAAATTCCTTGTGCAATTATTTCTTTCGTAAGAGTATTTTCAATAAAACAAATTGAAATATCATTTGGAATAACATCTTTCCAATGCCAAATATCCATTTTTCTTTTAAAAGCTGTTTTTCTAATATGTTTAAAATAAATTTTATATTGAATGTCATTATACTTTATTAACATAATTTTAATTATTTAATGTTTTGATTTCCTTTTCTAATTTGTTTGTCATATCTTCTAATGTTCCTATTAATTTGGTGAACATATTGGTGACTATTGTTTCAAATTTTGAAACTGTATTTTCATCTATTGGTGAATTTTTAGTATTTTATTGGATTTGTTTTATTTGTTGCTCAAATGTCGAAAATTCTTTTAACGTTTCTAACTCTTCTGTTTTCATTTTTGTATCAATTTTAAATTTTGAAAATTCTTTCCATTCCACATTAAAAACATTGTGAATATACATTGATTAACATTATCAAATTCAATATCACCACCATCATTTTCAATAATCATTGTAAAATATTCTCTTTTTCTAATTATAGGAAGATTACTTTCATGGGTTGTAATTTCTTTATATTCCTTTATTTTTCTAATAACTCTAAATGGAATATTGTAAGTCCTAAGCCAATATAAAATCTTTTGTGGATAAAATTCTAAATTATCATTTAAAAATACTTCATTAACTTCTAAATTCGTCTCCATAAGCTATTATTTGAGGATTTTAATTTTCTAAAATTTAATTTTATACACTTAACTTTATAAAAAGATGAATTAAAATAACTTTTATTATATTTTTCCAACGCTTCTTTTTCTGTTTCAAAGCCTTCTGACCATTTAGTAGGGAGAATAAATTTTCCACTCTTGCCTTTTACATCTTTGTTTTTATAAATTTCAAACAAAAACCAACGTTCTGAAAAATCATAATCTTCATTCATAAATGTTTAACGATTGGATTTTACTTTCTATATTATTTATTTTCTAAATCGTTGTCTAAAATTTCCATCGACTGTTCATACAATTCCCATGATTGAACACCATGTTCATAAAGGATTTCTAATTCCTTTTTGTTTGTTAAAAGGTTTTCATAAACTCTTTTAGAAATGGTAATTGTTTCTTCTTGTGTTTTCATAAAAATTATTAAATTTATTTTTTTATAATCAGCCAAAAGCATATTTTTTAATACACTTTTGGCTATTCATGTTCAATTTTGAAAAAATTATCATCCACTACATGCCATACAAGCATCGGGATTATCTAATGAACATGTAACAGATTCTTCGGGAGAATATTCTTCAACGATTTCTTGTACAACAATCTTGGGAACATTTATTGTTGAAACATCAATTCCTAAAGCCTTATTTGCTTCTGTAATAGATTTTGTTCTAATATAATAACTACCCGTTTTCAATCCCTTTTTCCATCCATACATTAAAGCACTTGAAAGTTTTGCAAAATTAACATTTTGAAAAAACAAATTCAAACTTTGTGTTTGACAAATAAAAGGACTTCTATCTGCCGACATGTCAATGATGTCTTTCATTTTTAATTCCCAAACAGTTTTATAAATGTCTTTGATTCTTTGGGGAATTTCATTAATATTTTGCACACTTCCATCTGCTAACATTATACGTTTTTTCATATTCTCATCCCAAACACCCAATTTAATCAAGTCTTTTAT